CAGATGGAAGCTTTGCGCGATGGTATGCTGACCAATGATCAAGTAAACGCTTCTATCGCTCAAGCAATGGAAACTGGAACCCTTACTCCAGACCAAATAAACACTGCTATCGAATCGTTGAAATCAGATGTTGAGGGTAAAATCGGCGGTTTAGCTCCACTACAAAGCCTTGAAGCGCTTCAAACCGAGGTTGCCACTGTTGCAGGGTCAACCACTGCGCTTGGTTCTGAGATAGATCTTTTACAAAAAGCCGTAGAAGGCAGTGCTACCTCAGAAGAGTTAGCGGCTCTTGAAGAGTCACTAAAAGGTACAACCAGCCAAATAACTGATCTTCAAGGACAAATGCTTGATCCTGCTCAGATTGAGGAGCAAAGAAAAGCAGCTATTCAAGCTGCAATTGATCCGATTGCCGCCCAAAGGCAAGAAGCTATTACTGGCGCAATCAATCCAATACAAGAGCAGATCGCAGCTTTGCAAGGTCAAATTCCCGGAGAAGTAGATGTTGACGCTTTGCGGCAGTCGATTATCGATGAGCTGAAGACTCAAACACCTCCCCCCGGTGGTGGAACTGGCGGAACTGGTGGAACTGGCGGCGGCACAGGAACTGTTGACCCCGGTCCTATTGTTGTTGAACCCGGACCCGGCTTTAGTGGAACGCCCTATGAAAACTTTATGGGCGGATTCGTACCCGGTGCAGGTCAAACCTATGATGCAGGCATGAATTACGGTCCATCAGCGTCTGAAGCGGCTGGTTTTAACCCTGCTGGCGGAAGCTCTGGCGGCGTAGGTAATCAAAGCCCTTACGGTCAAGGTGGATCGGCAGCGGCTGACTTTTACGGCAATGCTCCAGTTGGCTCAATGGGCAATACTGGTTCACAAGCGCCTATAAATTACAGCCAAGGACCATTTCAAATTCAGAAATTTGACAACGACCTTTTTAACCGAACAAATTTTGGAATGTAGCTTGTGACTTCATCTGCTCCTAAGAATGTAGCGAACCCAAGCCTTTATGCAAAAGCTAAGGCTAAGGCCAAGGCTAAGTTTGATGTTTACCCGAGCGCATATGCAAACGGCTGGATGGTTCAGGAGTACAAGCGGATGGGTGGAAAATATAAAGGCGCTACTGGCGGCGAGGTGAGCTTAGATCCGAAGAAAAGCGATCTTGATAATGACGGCAAGCTAAGCCGTTACGAGCGTAAGCGCGGCACCGCTATCGCCAAGAGTATGGCAAAGAAAATGAACATGGGCGGAACCGTGATGGTTCAGGGTCGTGGCTGTGGCGCTATTATGCCAAACAAGCAAAAGAAGACGCGAGTGCCCCGTGGCTAGAACTGGGCTAAAGAAATGGTTTAGCGAAGATTGGGTAGATATTGGTGCCCCAAAGAAGGATGGCAAGTATCAATCGTGTGGCCGAAAAAACGCATCAAAAAAAAATGGCCGAGCTTACCCAAAGTGCGTACCGGCGGCAAAAGCGGCAAGCATGACGGAAGGTCAGAAAAAAAGTGCGGTAGCGCGAAAAAGATCTAAGAGACAAGGTGTGGGCGGAAAGCCTACAATGGTGAAAACATTCGCCTCTCATGGCGGATCTATCAGGAAAAAACCCGGTAATTCCGGTTTATTTGGGAGGCGATAATGAAAAAGATGAAGGCAAAAGGGTACAGTCGTGGCGGCGCTCCAACAACACGCGCACAACGTCGATCTACATTGAGTCGGGCGCAAAGAAATTTGCTCGACTCAGTGCAAGGCGCAGAGGGAACCAAGCAGTCTACTAGCGTTATTCAGGACTTGTCTGATCAGTACGGCTACAAGCCCGGAAAGAGAGCTGGCGCAAAAGGTGGGATGGGCAAAGGCAAAAGAGCAAAGCCACCCGGAATGCAAATGGGCGGTGCTGCAATGAAGACCAAGGGTTACGCTAAAGGCGGTGCCGCGATGAAGACCAAAGGCGCGGCAAAAGGTGGAATCAAGAAACCATCTTCCAAAAAGACGGGATTATTTGGTCGTAGATAGTGGCTTACCTTCAGAGCAATATCCCTCACTTTAAGTGCTGGGTGCGGAAGGAGTACACGCATAATCATGAGAAGTATCATGGTGAGTTCATCCACGCGATGGCGATTGCTGTAACGACCATGCCAACTCGATGCTTGTCGTTTCAGGTGATCTTTACAGGGGCCGAAACATACGACGATGACAGCGAGCAAAATGTACATGGAGGAGCAATGTGGGCGAGGATGCCGATCACGGCTTTGGTCGCTGACACGCCACTTGATGATTGGCCTGAAGCAATGCCTGTCTGGGCTTGTCAACCTTGGGATTGCAGTTCTTATAATCACGCTACTTACGTGCTTGACCGCTGCACACCTTGCCCTTGGCTTGCTAAGATCGATGGCGAGTTTTATCCAGCGAAGTATTATTTCACAGTGGATTATGCAGAAAATGAGATAGCGGATGACCCAGCTCAACACAAGCAAAGCCACATTTTAGAGCTGCTTGATGCTGGAGAGTGGACGGGCAACATTGTTGCTTTACCTAACAACAGAGTACGGGTAACACACCCTGCTTGGTTTGAGACAGGGGATGGTGCCCCAGACTTTAAACCAAGCCAGCATATCCACTACTCGAAAAGTGATTTAGACTATACTCTTGACGTAAATCAGGTTTTTAACAACCTATACGCGGGTGACGAAGATGGCGGTAAGCGGAAGTAAAGATTTTGAATTAGACGTAGCAGACTATGTCGAAGAGGCGTTTGAGCGTTGCGGCTTAGAGTTACGCACAGGTTATGACCTAAAAACGGCAAACAGATCCCTAAACCTCATGCTCGCAGAGTGGGCGAATAGAGGTTTAAACCAGTGGACGATTAATCAAAAGACTTTGGCCATGGTCAAAGACACTACCTCCTACACCATTGATGCAGTCACCCCAACCGCGACTATCGATGTACTTGACGTGTTCATTCGGGAGACGATCGGAGGCGTATCTACAGACGTGCCGATGACCCGTATGTCTCGGTCTGAATACGCCAACATGTCGGTCAAATCCAGCACAGGCAAGCCCAACCAGTATTTTGTGGACAAGCAGATTAGCCCGACAATCACGGTTTGGCCTGCACCTGATCAGAATTCCAAGTACGACATTTACCTTAACGTCTTGAGTCGTATGGATGATGCCGATGCTGGGGCCAATACATTGCAAATACCTTTCCGGTTTTATCCATGCCTAGCCGCAGGTTTGGCTTACTACTTGGCCATGAAGCGAGCGCCGGACAAGGTGCAAATGCTCAAAGCGTTGTACGAAGAAGAGTTTCAGCGAGCACTGTCGCAAGACGAAGACAGAGCGTCATTTAGGGTAGCCCCTGATTTACGTGGCTACACGATAGCGTAATGGCTTATGCGTCGAACAAGAGGGCATACGGAATCTGCGACATATCAGGATTTCGTTATCGCTTAAAAGATATGAAGATGACTTGGGATGGCCTTTTGGTTGGGCCAGACCAATGGTCACCAAAACACCCGCAGCTTATGCCCAAGCCTGCGCCCTTTGACCCGCAGGCATTGCAGATCACAAGGCCAGACCAAGCTGCTGATGGGAACGATAACAATTTTTTTACCGTCTACACCAACGTGGGAGATGGAATTTTGGGCACAACTTTGCAAACTTTTGGAATAACCTGTAGTGTTGGTACTGTGGAGGTAACTACGTCATGAGCTTCACTTTAGCAACGCTTAAATCGACCGTGCAGGATTACTTGCAGGTTAATGAAACCACGTTCAACAACAACCTGAACACGTTTATTCAGGAGTCTGAGAGCCGAATCTTCAAGATGGTTCAGCTCCCAGAGCAAAGAAAAAACGTGCAGGGTACGTTGACTGCGAGCAATCGGTTCTTGGCAACCCCAAGCGATTACTACGCACCGTTCTCATTAGCGGTCATTGATAGCAACAACAAGTACCATTATCTGGACTTCAAGCACCCATCATTCATCAAGGAATACAGCCCGGTCACGACGACAACTGGCCGACCAAAGTATTACTCCCTGTTTGATGAGGCAGCTTTTGAGCTGTCGCCTGTGCCAGATTCTGGTTACACGGCAGAGCTGCACTACCTGTACAAGCCAGCGTCTTTGACGGCTGGAAGCGACTCAGGTACGACGCTTCTGTCTACGGATCACCCTGATCCATTACTGTACGGCACCTTGGTTGAGGCTGCTGTGTTTCTCAAGGAAGCTCCTGACGTAATAGCCAACTTCGAGGCTCGTTTCAAGGAAGGCATATCTAGGATGAAGAATCTTAGCGAAGGCCGTGGAACCCGCGACGAGTACAGGTATGACTTATTACGAACAGGGGTGACCTAATTGGAACCAATAAAAGAGTTAGAAGGTAAAAAGGTAGCGATTATAGGCTTAGGCGCAAGCCAGATCGATTACGTTATAGGAAAAGAAAATAGCGTCGAGTGGGACGAGGTCTGGGTCATTAACTCTGCCTTATCTGTCTTTGAGTGCGACAGGGTCTTCATGCTTGACCCTGTAAGCCGTTTTCTTGACACCGAAGATGCGGGAAACCAAACCGAGGTCATGCGAAAAATGCTACCGAAGTTTGAAAAGCCGATCTATACGTGCGAGCTAGATGACCGTGTGCCAGCGTTGGTTGAGTATCCTTTAGAGGAAGTTATTAAGGATCAGCGTTGCGCTTACATGAATACGACAGTTGCTTACTCGCTGGCTTTCGCGGCGTATAATAAGGTTGGGTCTGTTGACCTGTTTGGGATGGATTTTAGCTATAAGAATAACTTGCACTTTGCTGAAGCTGGTAGGGCATGTTTAGAGTTCTGGATATGCAAAATGATTGCCATTGGCATAAAGGTTGGGGTTAGCCCGAGGTCGTCGTTGCTAGACCAGAACGTGCCCCTCCAAGAGAGGCTTTATGGCTACCACCGGCTGGCTAATCCAAAGGTGGCAATGCCAAACCCAGAGGGTGAGTGGGTTGTCTGTGATCGGTCTGAGTTGGCTCAGATGGTCAAGAAGCACAACCTAGAGACGGTGGAGTTGCCGTCATCACCAGAGCCGTACAAGGGGTAGTCATATGTCGCAGGGAGATTTTCAGTTAGGACAGGTAATGGTTTCTACCACCGACAATCGCGGCCATGACGTGGATTTTTGGGCAAAAGAAACAACGAAAAAGATACTAGGTATTTCGGAGGAGGCAGCGCCTCACATTCGTTTGCAGGCGGAGGCTTTCCGAGATCAAGTTTATACCTTAATATGGATGGGTATGAAAAACGCTGTAGCTTCTGACCGTGTAACAATTAGAGGCTTATTAGCATCTCAAGGGCATGAAGACATGGCGAAAATAATCAAGGAGCTTTGACATGGCAATCACCAGTGCGATTCCTACCAGCTTTAAGCAAGAGTTGCTAGTAGGTACACATAACTTTACAGCCTCTACCGGCAACGCATTTAAGCTTGCGCTTTATACGTCTAGCGCGACTTTAGGCGCTGCGACTACGGCTTTTACCACAACTGGACAAGCTAGTGGCACAAACTACACCTCTGGTGGCGCGACGGTTACATCGGTTACGCCAACCACTAGCGGGACGGTCGCCCTGTGTGATTTTGCCGACTTGACATTTGGAACCGCAACTGTTACGGCGAGGGGCTGTATGATCTACAATGACACCCAGTCGGACAAGGCTTGCGCGGTAATCGATTTCGGTGGAGACAAGACCAGCACCGCTGGCGATTTCACCATCGTCTTCCCTAGCCCAACGGCTACTGGCGCGATCATACGGTTGGCGTAATGGCTCATGCCGCTACAAACACTAGATTTTCAACCCGGGATCGACAAAGAAGGTACTGATTATTCAGCAAAAGGCGGCTGGGTGGATGGTAACCTCATTCGGTTTAGAAAAGGCCGAGTCGAGAAGGTGGGTGGCTGGCTAAAGCTTGGCACCAACTATTACCTCGGCGTGGGCCGGGCGCTGCACTCTTGGATTAGTCTTGGGGGTGTGCGCTACCTCGGTGTTGGTTCTACGTGGAAGTATTATATCGAAGAGGGCAACAGCTACTACGATATAACCCCTATCAGAACAACAACGTCCGCTGGCGACGTTACCTTTGCCGCAACCAACGGCTCATCTACGATTACTGTGACCGACACTGCTCACGGTGCGGTTAATGATGACTTTGTTACCTTTAGCGGCGCAGCATCTCTAGGCGGTAATGTTACTGCAACGGTTCTGAACCAAGAGTATCAGATATCTCTGGTTACCAGTGCTAACACCTACGAGATCACCGCCAAGGATACCTCTGGCGCAACAGTTACCGCGAACGCATCCGATAGCGGCAACGGCGGCTCTAGCGTGGTTGGCGCTTATCAAATTAACGTAGGCCTAGATACGTTCGTAAAGTCGTCAGGCTGGGGCGTTGGTACTTGGGGCGCGGGTGGGTTTGGCTCTGCTTCATCGATCAGTTCGGTAAACCAGCTTCGGCTTTGGACGCACGACAATTACGGCGAGAACCTGATTATCAATCCTCGCGGCGCGGGAATCTATCGGTGGGTCGAGAACAGCGGAACCAGCATCAGGGCGCAAGAGCTTTCTCAGGTTAGCGGTGCTAACTTGGTGCCTACCGTGGGCTTGCAGGTAATTACCTCAGAAACCGACCGTCACTTGGTGGTTTTGGGCGCAGATCCAATATCAGGCAGCAGCAGAACTGGCGTGATTGATCCGATGTTGGTGGCGTTCTCCGACCAAGAGAACGACCTAGATTTTGAGCCAACAGCAACCAACACGGCAGGATCTCTACGATTATCCTCTGGCTCTTTCATCGTTGGCGGCATCAAGTCTCGTCAAGAGATCTTGATCTTTACTGACACCAGTTTGTACAGCATGAATTTTATTGGGCCACCACTGACCTTTGCGATTAACTTAATTAATGAGGGGTCTGGCCTGCTCTCACCGAAGTCTGCTGTCAACGCACCAAACGGCGTGTTCTATGCCAGTAAGACGGGCTTTTACTTTTACAGCGGCTCGGTCAAGCGCCTGCCCTGCACTGTGCAAGAGTACGTCTTTGAAGATTTAGATCTAGACCAAGCGTTTAAGTGCCATATGGGTGTGAACACTGAGTTTAGCGAGGTCTGGTTTTTTTACCCGAGCATTACGGACGGTACTGGCGAGATTAGTCGTTACGTGATCTACAATTACGAAGAGAATCATTGGTCAATCGGTTCGCTGATTCGTTATGCATGGCTTGATGCGGGTATCGAGGATCTTCCATTTGCCACGGCGACTAGCAGCTCTCAGCAGTGTGTCTTTGAGCATGAGACTGGCTTTGATGACAACCAAGACGCAATGACCGATGTCTATATTGAAAGTGCGGACTTGGATATTTCCTCTGGCGACACGTTTACCTTCGTCAAGAATATCATCCCAGATATGAAGTTTGTCACTCAGGCTGGCGTAAGCGTGAATCCCGCAATGAATATCGTGCTGAAGAGTCGAGACTATCCCGGGCAGAGCCTGACGACGGACTCAACCAGTCAGGTTACCCCGACAAGCACCTTCAGCAATGTAAGAACCCGAGCGCGACAGGTAGCGTTTCGGTTTGAAAGTGATGATGATAATAATGCTGCCGACCAAAAAGGCTACAAATGGCGGCTTGGATCGACAAGAATTGATATGCAACCGAGTGGCAGACGTGCATGAGCAGGCTGCTTGAGACAAGATTACCCTTCTCTTTGGGGGAATCTGTCAGCTCAGAAACTTTTAATCGCTTGGTTCGCATTCTAGAATTGAACCTTGGGGCGGTGGATTTTACGATATCGCCTCATTTTAACGCTGATGAGATTAGCGAGCTTCAATTTGCAACGGGTAGTATAATCTTCAATACTACTAACCAAATACACCAAGCGTTTGACGGTAATAGTTTTAGAGACCTCTATAGCCATCAAACCTACCCTTCAGGCCAAGCGATTACGGCTTCAGTTGGGAATGTAACAGTGAGTACACCCTAATGGATGAAATGCTACAAAACCGTATTAAAGGCCTTCTAGGCGGCGCTGACATGCCAAACTTGGTGACGACAGGCATGCCTTCTGATTCTGAGTTATCAGAGTATTCCTCGGTTTCAGTTCTGCCTCAGTCTGAAAGTGGAGAACTGGTGGAGGGTCGAGATTACTTAAACATTGGCGGTCAATTCTTTTGGCCTTGGGAGTTAGAAAACGCCCTACCGTCAGGATTTAGTGACACTAGGGCTATTTCAAGGTTTCTTGAGTCCCTGCCAGAGAAACCTGCCATCAAAGAATTGCAACGGCTGAAAAACATGGTGCCGGATGCCGAGATGAAAGAGTTTCGCGGCATGGGTAGAGGTATGGTTTCAAACGCCGATATGGCGGCTTTTCGCGGCATGGGCGGCATGGGTAGAGGCGAGGTCTCAGAATCCGAGATGAAAGAGTTTCGCGGCATGGCTGAGGGCGGAGAAGTCGATCAAGGAGAAATGATGATGGAGTCATCACCAAACGCTGATCTAGAGCAGACAATAATGATGCTCATGCAAGAGCAACAGATGACAGATGACCCCGACGAGCAAAAATCTTTGCAGGCTGCGGGTGAAAACTTACAAGCCGCAGCGCAAGCCCCAATGGCAGAGCAGGCGGCAATGCTTGCGGCAGAAGGCCGTAACGGCGACACAAGGCTTGCCCACCTTCGGGTTGGCGAGGTGGTTCTGCCTCCAGAAGCATTTGAGGATGAGCAGTTCGAGAGCATGGTTGGTGCCAAGTTTAAAGAGCTAGACCTAGATCCTGAGCAGTACGTTGTAGGCGGTGGGATCGCAAGCTTAAACCCAATCACCGGCTTAGAAGAGTTCGGCTGGTTCAAGAAGACGTTTAAGAGCCTGAAGAAGGTTGTTAAGAAGGTTGCGCCAATCGCAATGTTTATCCCCGGAATTGGCACCGCGCTCGGCGCTGCACTCGGCGGTATCGGCGGTTTAGCTGGCGCAGGCATGGCTAAGATTGGATTGGGAGGCCTAGCAAGCACGATCGGTGGCGGTCTTAGCACCGCTTTAGGCGGACTCGGGTCTTTAGGTATACCGGGAATCTCTCCGATAGCTGGTGGCGCTGTTGCTGGCGGATCAGGGTCTGTACTTTCCACAATCGGTGGCGCTTTAAAAAACCCGCTTGCTGGCGGATTGTTAGGCGGATCAGGGTCTACCTACGGTGGCCTTGAATCAATGAAGGGCAACCAAGACTTCTTCAGAAGGACTCTTGACAAATTAAAGGCTGCAAGCCCTCAAGCTAAAGAAGCTATTGAGAAGGCAGAGGCCGCTGGCGGTACTCCTGAGCAGATTGTTACCGAGGCACAAAAACAAAATCCCGGGCTAATTGAGCAATTCATGGGTGGCGCGGCAAACATGCTTGGCATGGGCGCTGGCGGCGGCGGAATCGGAAGCCTGTTACCTCTACTCGCAGCGGGTGGACTTGGCAAGCTGGCTTATGATGAAGCCAAGAACATGAGAGGCGTACCATTAACCCCGCTCACTCAGGAAGGGTCTACAGGGCGTTACAACATTGAGGCTGAGATTGCTC